TCGTATTGTTGACACAGTCAAGGGCACTGAGTCCGATGACTATCCAGAGTTCATCGTTAAGCTGAACGTGGGTGTCCACTCTTACACCAACTCGCTCGGTGTATAAGGAGGATATGACATGACAATTTCACGTTCCCAGATTCTCAAAGAACTCCTTCCCGGCCTGAACGCTCTGTTCGGTCAGGAGTATGCAACTTACGAGAACGAGCATGCTGAGATTTACGAAACCGAAACCTCAGAACGTAGTTTTGAGGAAGAGGTAAAACTTTCCGGTTTTGGCGCAGCGCCAGTAAAATCGGAAGGTGCGGCGATCTCTTACGACAACGCACAAGAGGCGTTCACTGCTCGCTATAACCACGAGACCGTGGCTATGGGCTTCTCCATCACCGAAGAGGCGATGGAAGATAACCTGTATGACTCGCTCTCCGCTCGTTACACCAAAGCGCTTGCTCGCGCGATGGCTTACACGAAGCAGGTTAAAGCAGCATCTTTGCTCAACAACGGTTTCACAACCTTCAACTCCGGTGACAACGTCACTTTGTTCAGCGCTTCCCACCCAACTGTGGAAGGCACTGTAAACCGCAACCGTCCTTCGGTTGATGCGGACTTGAACGAAACCTCGCTTGAGCAGGCAGTTATCGACATCGCAGCGTTCACTGATGAGCGCGGCTTGTTGATTGCAGCCCGTCCTCGCAAGCTGATTGTTCCGCCTGCATTGATGTTCGTTGCAACCCGTCTGCTCCAGACTGAGTTGCGCACCGGCACTGCTGACAACGACATCAACGCGCTGCGCAACAACGGTTCGATCCCTGAAGGCTTCCGCGTCAACCACTACCTGACTGACGCAGATGCATTCTTCATCACCACCGATGTTCCAAACGGCATGAAGCACTTCGTGCGGACTGCAATGAGCACATCGATGGACGGTGACTTCGATACCGGTAACGTGCGCTACAAGGCGCGTGAGCGTTACAGCTTCGGCGTTTCTGATCCTTTGGGCATCTACGGCTCGCCCGGCGCATAATCAGCGCTACAAGATCTTGAGAGGGCCACTTCGGTGGCCCTTTCTTTTTGACCTCATCTCATGTATTCTTTTTGCAGGGCTCTTTCATAGCCGTGCAGACAGGTTGGCCCTCCTGACGATGCACAGACTGAACGGCGAAACCCTTGTGCATGAGGTATGAAAATATGGCTTCTACTACTTTCTCCGGCCCGGTGACTTCCACCAACGGCTTTGTTGGCGCAGTAACTGGTAACGTAACAGGCAACATCACTGGCGGTGCCGATGTTAGCTATCTCCAGCTTCCCACAATCACTGCAACTGGTCTTGCTGATGTTGCAAACGCAGTAAATACCGCGAACAAAGCCGCTGGCAGCATTGTGTTTGAGACAACCAACAGCAAACTTAAAGTTGCAACTGGTGCTCTTGCAGCTTCGACTTGGGTTGATGCAGACGGCACCAACGCCGTAACTCCATCCTAATAGGAGATTGATCCGTGGCTTACTCTGATATTCAGACTAAGCGGATGACGGCAACCGGCTCCCTTGCTGTGGGGCCGGCTCGCATCCGCCAGATTCAGGTGCTTACCGCCACGGGTGGTGCTGGGCGCTTGACTCTGACAGACGGCTCTGGTGGTGCAACGCTGGTCGATCTGGACTTTCTTGCCGGTGACTCTCACTCGGTAAACATCCCCGACAACGGGGTTCGCTTTCAAAGCGATGTTCTGATCACTGCGGCAACAAACATCACAGCGATGACCTTCTTCTATAGCTGAGGTATAATATGCTGGGCCTTCGTGGAACATATAACGCAATAAGAACTGCGAATGGCCCGGCTCAGCATATAGCTTGCTCTTTGGTAGGCATTACATATGCCGGTATGTTTTATAAAATGGTTCCTGACCTGATATTAATTTGCTGGGTCGGAACCTCAATACTGGTTGCTGCAGCAGTTGTCTGGCTTAACAAAAAGATACTGATGGCGACATTGATCGCAGACTTTGTTTTGTCGATGATGGTTTTGACATTTTATCTTATGCATGATCCAGCGCCTGCTGGGCCTGTATATTACAGCATGAATAATGGCACTATGGCGCGTTATGCGCCTCAAGAAATGAGCATGAACATGGTCGAAATGTTTAGCCACGGACTTGCAACTGTTATGATGGCGTTGTGGTCTTTGTATCTTGCAAATCTGGTTCATCGCCAGATTCTTGAACGAGAACGCATGGTGTTCGTTTTAGAGGGCGAAGAAGTTAAATGAATATCGATATGGACATGCTCACGCCGATTATTGTGGCTTTAGTAGGTGCCGGCGGATTGTGGCAGTTTCTCTCTGTGCGTTCTAAGCATGCTCATGAACGTGCTTTGCAGGATAAGGAAGAGCGCGGAGAATTCAGCGACACCTTGCGAGAGCAGGTTGATCGTTTGTCTGCGAAGTTAGACAAGGTAATTGCCGATAAAGAGCAATTGCTCATGGAGATGGCTGATATGAAGGCGCAATTAGCGGAGGCTAATGCCACTATCAAACACCTCGAAAGCTTGCTGAGGAATAGATAAGATGGCGCAAACAACGGCAGAGAAAGCAAGAGCAGCGGTAAAGCGCGCTGGCGTATCTGGCGTTAATAAGCCGAAGCGCACTCCGAACCATCCGACTAAGTCTCACGTTGTTGTGGCTAAAGAGGGTGATAAGGTAAAGACGATCCGCTTCGGTCAACAGGGCGTAAGGGGCGCGGGTAAAAACCCGAAGTCCGCAAAGGATAAAGCACGCAAGAGAAGTTATTACGCTCGTCATAACGCGCAGGATCCGAATCCCAGCAAACTCTCCGCTCGTTACTGGAGCCATAAGGTAAAGTGGTAATGGCAATATCTCGATCCCAGATGGGCTCCCAACTTACAGGGAACAGGACTATGAAAAAACGTAAGACAAAGAAGATGGCGCTTGGCGGTCTTGCAGCGATCAAAGAAGGCGGCATTGCAAACTTTAGCCCGGTTGCTGCAATTGCAAAAAGCATCGACAGTGGTCGCCCAGAGGGCATGCTCCGCCTGTCGCCGCTCGCTCAGCTTGCCGGCAAGGTTTACCGCGACAATAAGAGTGATGCGGCACCAACGCCATCGACGATACCATCTGGCCCCATGCAGCGCCCTGAGCGCGCAACAAAAGGCATGAAGCGCGGCGGCAAAGTTCGCGGAGATGGAATCTGTCAGCGTGGCAAGACAAAGGGTCGAGTCACCTAATATGTAAAAAGGATAAGGTCATGTGGACTGGTATTATTTTGGCATGCGGTGTTGAGGCATGTATTGTCTTTACTGGGCCCATGACTGAATCTGAACAGCAGTGTTTTGAGTCGGTAAACACTGGCGCACTTTATATCCAGACTCAACGTCCAGATTTGCGCCTTATTGACTTTAAGTGTGTTGAGTGGTCGGAGTCTCTATAATGCCGATTCGCAAAGTATCAGGTGGATATAAGTGGGGTAGTAGTGGAAAAGTTTATCCGACTCGTGCAGGCGCTGAGCGCCAAGCCCGCGCAGCTTATGCGTCTGGGTATCGTGGCACTGAAAAAAAGGGTGCCGGTGGATTTGTATCTACGGGCAATGATGCGGCGGATCTCGCAATTATTCGCGCGGCTAAAAACATTGATGACGGAAGTGGTGGACGCAGTGCTAAAATGAAGCGCGGCGGCGAAACTAAAAGCCGCGTCAATGAAGCGGGCAACTACACAAAGCCCGCAATGCGCAAGCGTCTGTTTGAAAAGATCAAGGCAGGCGGGAAGGGTGGCAAGCCGGGACAGTGGAGCGCGCGGAAGGCTCAGATGCTGGCTCGTGAATACAAGGCTAAGGGTGGTGGATACCGCGATTGAGCGAGACCTTCGAAGCTGGTCTGCACAAGTTCTTGAAGTTGCAAGCGAACACTTGAACGGCTTTCCGCCGTGCCCGTATGCGCGCAAGGCGTGGAGAGAGAATAAGGTTCTCGTAATTGAGACTGATCTAATCTATGAAGATGCCCGTAAATTCTGTGCGGGCTTTTATAATTTTGATAAGGAACTCATCGTTGTCGCTTCCTATAACATACCTGATCTCGAAGAGTTTGCAAAGTTCGTGGCTGCGCTCAACGAAGAGCACCCTTCCCTTCATTGCATGCAGTTTCATCCGGAATACGGTGCAGAAGATGCGGAACTGGATTTCTTAACAGAGAACGACTGGGAGAGTTCAGTCTCAGATGACTACTGTATGATCTTCATACAGGATCTCAGGGCCGTTGTTGCTGCTAGTGACAGGCTTGAGGCATTAGGTTATTATGCAGCATATCCAAGCGATGAGTATGAAGAGCTTGTCGTCAATCGCAAAAGGAGACTGACTCATGGCAATGAAGCCTCGTGCAATGAAGAAGACATCCACGATGAAGCGCGGCGGCAAGGCTAAGCCTATGCGCGGCGGTGGTATGGCAAAGAAGCCCGCGAAGATGATGCGCGGCGGTATGACAAAGAAAAAGTAAATGCCGCTCAAGAGCTCGCAGCGCAGCCTCAAGAAGTGGACTCGGCAGAAGTGGCGGACAAAATCCGGCAAGCCATCCACTCAAGGGCCAAAGGCGACAGGGGAGAGATACCTGCCTGAAAAGGCAATCAAGTCTCTCTCTGATGCTGAGTATGCTGCGACTTCTCGCGCCAAGCGAGAGGGCACAAGGAAGGGCAAGCAGTTTGTCCGGCAACCAAAGAAGATTGCAGAGAAGACTGCTCGTCATAGGAGATAGCGATGGCAAAGAAAAATTCCGGCGGCAAACAGGCCAACACAAAAGGCTCAAAGGCAAGCTTTAGCCAGCAAAGCGTAAAGCCATCAAGGCCAAGTGTTAGCTTTGCGCCATCATCTTCTCCTATGCCATCCATGCGGCCAGACAATTTTGCGCAAATTGTTGCGGCTCAAGGCGGTGGTGGCGATGGCGGTATTGCAAACATTGCTAACGCAGTTACTGGTGGCGGAAGCGGCGCAACAGCGGCGGTTCCGGCCCCGCCTCAACGGCAGGGGTTTCTTGCTAACTTCAATCCTTTTGACTACGGGTTAATCGGACTTGCAAGAGCAATATTTGCTCCTCGCGGTGGGGCAGGAAGTAGTGGTGCGGGCGAAAGTCAAAGTGTTTCCTCTCGTGCGCCACAGCCAAAGCCTTCTGTTTTTCAACGCGACAATCAATTGTTCGCAACAAGGGATATGCCAAGGTTTGGATTTACTGCCGGCCAAAGCGCACCTGTTCCAGATTATCCCGGATTTAGCTTTCGAGGATTAACAAGCACAGATCCCGGAAATGTTATGCGGAACATTATGGGTGCTGAGCGCAACATGGCCGCA